ACGCTGAAAAAATGAATGAGCTGTATAGCGAAGATTTTGCTAAAAAAGTTAAAGAAATTATTGATATCAAATATGGAGGTACAATTAGTAATTTAGCTAATGACACAGGAACAGAACAAGTAAGAATAAAAACATTACTTAAAAAGCACGGCATTAAAACTGATAGATCTGGAAATATTACACAACAAAAAGTTTTCGATCTTTGGCAACCAGAAGATAAACAGTTTCTTAAAGATTTTACAACCAATGCAAAATATGAAAACGATTTTATTAAAAAAAGAGTTGAAAAAAGTTTAGGAGAAAATTTTAACAAAGATCAATGGGTTAATTGGAAAGACCTAAGTGAAATAATGGGAATAAAACATCGTACTAAGACAGACCAATTAAAAACAGATTCAACCGATCTACAATCAAGATTAAATAAACTAGATGTTAAAAAGAAAAAAGGAAAGGGAAAAGAAGTATTGTGGCATTTGGGAGATGCTATTCTTAAGATACAAAAGAAATCTTTGACTAAGCCAATCAAAGGTACTGGTACATGGCATAATACTAAACGAAGAGAATTTGAAGCTAACACTGATCTTGAAGGATATAAAGCAGAAAATAAAATTAAACAAGATACCAGAGAAATAATTAAAGAAGTTCTTGGAGAAAACTATGTGCCTTATGCTCTTGAAGAGTCTGGTCATGCCATTTCTATTAATAACCAATTATCTTTTGAAGAATTATTTAAAGATTCAAATGCATCATGGATAAGTTCAAAAATTATGCAAGACCCTGTTTTAAATAAAGAAATACTTGCAGCTCGTAATAGTATTGAAAAAGGAATTGAAAACAGCGAGCGAAAACAATTATTAATTTTAGAAGAATTACTGGGTAAAGAATCCAACGCAGAAAACTTTAAAGCTGCGTTAGAAGCAGTTGAAATAATGAACCAAAGACGTAAAAATATTAAAACTGATCCTAGGATTAAAAAGAATAAATTTTTAACAGATCAAGCAAATCGAATCCCACTTTATGAATTGACTCTTCCTAAACAAGGAGAAACATTTAAAAGTGGTTTTTTAAATATAGATATGTCTTCTATTGAACCTTCTGTTAGTGTGGGTAAAATTTTAGAGATTAACCCTAATGCTAAAAGCTTTAATGATTTAAGTAAAAAGGAGCAGGCGCTTTATAAAGAAAACCTTAAAAATCAATACATAGATTTTGCAACTTATTACTATAAAAAAAGAGGTTTAGATAAAGATGACATTGAGGACCTATTTGATGCTTTAACAGAAGGAAAAGAACAAAAGGCAGATGGTGGCCTGTCTGGTGTTGATCAATACATATTAAACCGATACAAATGAAAAACCCGACTTTAGTTAAAAACATGAAAGATGTTAAATGGAAAGCAATACCCCCATTAAAGGGCCCTGATCCTAGAGGCTTGATTAAAGATAAAAAACAGGATAAACCTATAATTTTGGAGAAAACACATGGCAGAAATAGATAAGGGCTTACCGAACGTAAGACGAGAGATAAATATCCCGAGCGTTGATGAACAGACAGAAGTTATTGCAGACATGCAAGAGACAGCTCCTTCACATGAAAAAACTGAAGTAGTTGAAAACGATGATGGTTCTGTAGATATAAACTTTGAGCCAGGTGCTGTTGCACCTGAAACTGGCGACAATCACTATATGAACTTAGCTGATTTGTTACCAGATTCTATTTTAGATCCTTTAGGGTCCGAGCTTTATGCAAACTATACGGACTACAAAGAATCTAGAAGAGAATGGGAAAGATCTTACACACAAGGTTTAGACTTGTTAGGTTTTCAATTTGAACAACGAACAAGACCATTCCAAGGAGCTTCTGGTGCAACGCACCCAGTTCTTGCTGAAGCAGTAACTCAATTTCAAGCGCAAGCTTATAAAGAATTACTTCCAGCTGATGGACCGGTAAGAGCTCAAGTGTTAGGCATGCCTTCACGAGAAAAACAAGATCAAGCAGTTAGAGTTAAAAATTTTATGAACTATCAATTGATGGATGTCATGAAAGAATACGAACCTGAATTTGATCAAATGTTATTTTATCTGCCACTTGCAGGTTCAACATTTAAAAAAGTTTATTATGACGATTTAATGGGACGAGCTGTATCAAAGTTCGTCACAGCAGATGACTTAGTGGTTCCGTATTCCGCTACCTCATTAGAGGATGCGGAAGCCATATGTCATGTAATTAAAATGTCAGGTAATGATCTTCGTAAACAACAGGTTGGAGGATTTTATAGAGATATAGAATTAGGCAAACCTTATGACGAAGAAACAGAGCTTAAGAAAAAAGAACGAGAACTAGAGGGAACAAGACAATCAGGATATAATAAGAATAACCCGATCTATACTTTGATTGAATGTCATGTAAATCTAGATCTTGAAGGCTTCGAAGATAGGGGAGAAGATGGAATCCCTACAGGTATAAAAGTTCCATACATTGTTACAATAGACAATGGTACGCGAAAAGTTTTATCTATAAGAAGAAATTATAGATTAGACGATCCAAAGAAAAATAAAGTTGAATACTTTGTCCACTTCAAATTTCTGCCAGGACTAGGTTTCTACGGCTTTGGATTAATCCACATGATTGGTGGTCTAACAAGAGCAGCAACGTCTGCACTTCGTCAATTATTAGATGCAGGTACGTTATCGAATCTGCCATCAGGATTTAAACAGAGAGGGATCAGAGTTAGAGATGATGCCCAATCTCTTCAACCAGGTGAATGGCGAGATGTCGATGCTCCTGGTGGAAACTTAAGAGATGCTTTTATGAATCTGCCTTACAAAGAACCATCACAAACTTTATTACAGTTGATGGGAATTTGTGTAGATGCAGGACAGAGATTCGCGTCCATTGCTGACATGCAAGTCGGGGACGGGAACCAGCAGGCAGCTGTTGGTACGACGGTAGCCCTATTAGAGCGTGGCTCTAGGGTAATGTCAGCAATCCATAAGCGATTGTATGCATCAATGAAACAAGAGTTTGTTTTATTGTCTGATGTGTTTTCAACTTACTTACCTCCAATTTATCCTTACGATGTTGTGGGTGGAGAGAGACAGATCAAACAAACAGACTTTGATGACAGAATAGATATTTTACCTGTTGCTGATCCAAATATATTTTCAGCAACTCAAAGAGTAGCAATAGCACAAACAGAATTACAATTAGCTCAAACTAATCCACAGATGCATAATCTATATCAAGCATATAGAGATATGTACGAAGCATTAGGAGTTAAGAATATTGATCAGGTGTTACCACCTCCTCCACCGCCACAAGCAAAGAATCCGGCGATGGAACATATAGATGCAATGGCAGGTAAACCTTTCCAAGCATTTACTGGACAAGATCACCAAGCACACATTGCAGCTCACGTTGCATTTATGGCAACAGCAATGGCTAAGAATAATCCGATGATAACTTCGGCATTAGAAAAAAATATTTTTGAGCACATTTCTTTAATGGCTGATGAACAAGTTCAAATGGAAATGAGAGATCAATTAGTTAAACTTCAAGAATTAAATCAGTTAATGCAAAATCCACAAACTGCTGAGAATCCAGAGATTCAAAACGAGTTTACTAGAATTCAATTAGAAGTAGAATCTAGAAAAGCAATTCTAATTGCTGAAATGACTGAAGACTTCTTACAAGAAGAGAAAAAGGTTAGCGGAGACTTTGGTAATGATCCAATTGCTAAATTAAGAGCTAGAGAACTTGATCTTAAAGCTCAAGACAATCAAAGAAAAGAAAAAGAAGACGAAGCTCGTATTAATTTAGATAAAGCTAAAATGATGCAAAACAGAGAAATTACTGAAGACAAGTTAGAGCAAAACGAAGAACTTGCAGTATTAAGAGCCGCGACTTCAATTGAAAAACAAAAAATGTCAAATCGTGCAAAAGCAAAATCTGATGCAACGAAAAGATTTGATGTAAGAAAACTTAAAGGTCCGAAAAGCTAATGGCATGGAATCCTGGTGTTGGAAGAGATAAAAAAGGCTATCAAAAAAGTCATCCAAGTCATGGAGGAGGTGGTGGCAATGGCGGAGATGGTCCTCCTTCAGTAGTTCATAAACCTAAAGGTCCAACAGCAGCAGAAATAGCAGCAGCTAAAGCAAAAGCTGAAGCTGAAAAAAGAAGACTAGAAGCAGAAGCTCATAGAAAACATTTAACTAATTTTAAAAAGACACAAAAAAGCAAAATTAAAAAATTTGAAGATTTAGTTAAAAAGAAAGGATATGACAGTACGATTGCTACTGACGAAGAAACGCAGCTTTATGATGATTGGTATACAGCCACAGGAAAAAAAGAAAAAATGACTCATCCTGTTTTAATAAATAGTGAATCAATACAAGACATTCGAGAAAAAGATGGCAAAACAAAAACATTTTATACAGATAAATCTTCTATTGAAGATTTAATAACTGGAGATATAAATAAAAACACTTACATTGAAACCCCAGAGTTAGGTTCTGTTCATACTTATTTAACTCCTGAAACTGCAAAAGGTCCTCAAAGTTGGGCAGTTAATCCAGGAAAAACTACAACCAATATTAAAGAACAAAAAGACAAAAATGTATTTGAAAAATGGGGCGATCACGCTAAATTTAGTGAAACAATTAAAAATTTAGGAAACACAAAAAATTATCAT